AGTATATTACTTTGATAATGAAGCATAAGCCTTAATCATCAATTTGAACAGCTCTCATTCTTGCTACAAGTCGGTCTGCACGTTTAGTTACCTGACGGTACCAGTTTGAATCAACCATTTCATCTGCGGCTGCATTCCAATCACGGTTATCTACTCCACGTTTCATGCCTTTAAACTTTGAAAGTCTTGGACGTCCCATGTTAAACATCATGTTTGCAATTATTCTCTGAACTTCTTCTGGGAGTTCATCAAAGTCGGGGTATAATTTTTCGCAGTCGTCGATGACGATTTCAACATCTTTATCAAATGCCTCTGCGACTCTATCTTCTGAGACAGGTGTTCCAACCTCTTGTCCATATTCTGGATCACTATCAATAACCAAATGACCAATACCAAAAGTAGGCAACCCGAGATGGTCGAGGTATATTTTATTAACTGAACCTTCGTCATATGCAATCTCTTCTCTTAATTTTTCAATATTCATATTACTCTCCTAATATAGCACATATTTTTTTAGCTATTTTCTTAAAATCTTTCTCTACTAGCCCTCTAGTGGTTTCAGCTGCAGTACCAATTCTTATACCTGATGTTTCTATAAAATTACGTGGATCATTTGGTATACCATTTTTATTAACAGTAATGCCATGTTCTTCAAGCAAATCAGCAGCTTGTCTACCACTGTGTTTACTTTTACTTAAATCCATTAATATAATATGACTATCTGTGCCACCTGTTTGTACAGGAAAACCATGCGACTCGAATACATCACACATTGCTTTGGCATTTTTTACAACTTGATGTGCGTATACCTCAAAACTAGGAAGTAATGCTTCAGTAAAGCACTGTGCTTTTGCAGCTACAATATTCATTAATGGCCCACCTTGTGTGCCTGGAAATATTGCACTATTAATACGTTTTGTCCATTTAGGATCATCCCATAGTATCATACCACCTCTAGGTCCACGCAGTGTTTTATGTGTAGTACTAGTTACTACGTCTGCATAACCAAAGGGACTATCATATACATTACCAGCAACAAGTCCACTGTAGTGTGCCATATCAACTAACAGTATTGCACCCACACTGTCAGCAATTTGTCTAAATGCGCTCCAGTCTATCTGCCTTGGATATGCACTAGCACCTGCAACAATTAACTTAGGCATAGTAAGTTTCGCAATACCTTCTATTTTATCGTAGTCAAGAAAACCACGATCATTAACACCATAAGTCACTGCATTGTAAAATTTACCACTGAGTGTAGGAGGAGCACCGTGTGATAAGTGTCCACCACTTGCTAAATCCATACCCATTAGGGTATCACCAGGTTTTAAAAATGCTTGATAAACAGCAGTGTTTGCGTTAACACCGCTATGTGGTTGTACATTTGCATAATCACAGTCATAAAGTTGACACACCTTATCTATTGCAAGTTGCTCAATCTCATCCATATATTTACAACCATTATAATACCGTTTACGTGGGTATCCTTCAGCATATTTATTAGTAAAAACACTACCACATAAGTCCATTACTGCCTGACTAGCAAAATTTTCACTAGCAATTAATTCTACTGTTTCCTTTTGTCTTTTAACCTCTCCTGATAGTAAAAAGACTATTTCATCATTTATGTATATTTTTTCTTCTCCCAAGTATTGTTTCGGTAAAAATCTTCTCTAGTTTCTGGTGAAACCATCATTTTTGCTCTTTGAGCATTATGTTTTTGTTCTTGTTGTCCAGTTAATAAATTTATATCAGCTGTCCACTCTTCTCTTTTAACAGGAATTATTTGAACAAAAGGGCTTCCTGCAGGTATGTTGATCTGAGTTCCAATAGTTAGAGCGGGCATTATAAATGGAAAATTTACGACACCCTCATAAATATCTGAATCAACCCATCCACAAATAGGTATATAGCTAAGTTCAAATTGATTCATTGGGGGAACAAATAGCAATGAATAGCCAGGAGGTGTTTTTATTCTCCAAGGGGATATATATTTTAATATTTTAAAATCCTCAAAAGGAGAGCCTTTTACTTGTGGTTTTGGGTGGGTCTCAATTGGATTAAAATATAAGGTATCTTCTTTATGTTTATCATCTAAATATATGAGTTTAACTTCATTTTGCTCGTTAAGAGTTATCTGCATATCTATATGAGTTAATAAGGTATAACCAGCTCCCATAGCATCTAAGAATGGGATACACTTTTTTACTGTTTCTAGTTTTTTCCCAAACTCATCTTTTTCACCGTCTGTAGAGTACGGACCCATTTTTTTAAACCAATGTGGTATAAGTTTTTTAGATGATTGAGGGGGAATCATTAACTGGTTTGGAAAAGGCTTTACTAATTCAAACTTTAGTTCTTGTTTCATTATACACCTTTTTTGTGTTTTTGACTTTTTGGAGGCGACTTCTTAGATCCTCCAGGTCCTGCCCAATAGACTTTATCAGCCCAGTAAGCTGCCGACATATTTCCTTTGGCGATGTTCTTGGCATGTCTTGCTTTAAAACTTTTTCGTGCTTCTGGAGAATAGTTATGCCCCATCGAAGAGTCTCCAAAGTGTATGAGTTTAATGTTATCGCCTTTTTTTGCCAACACCATGCCTTTTTTTCCTGTACGGTTTGATCGTCTTGGTTTATTGAACCCGTCGAATGTTGTTCCTCTATAATTAATTTTTCCTGACGGTGTTCTTTTCACTCCTGGATATTTGCTCATTCTTATATCTCGATTCTATATCACATACTACTTTCCAAATATTTGGATGTAATTGTGGGTATTTTTGTTGATTATTTAATGCACTAAGTATAAAAGATTTTTCCTTGTCAGTCAAAGGTTTACTTTCAAAAAATCTTTTAAGGTTTGTTTTTATTCTTCTCATCATTGCTCTCAGAAGGTAAATTATATATAAAAGGATCATGAGTAGTAAGCTTTCTCAATTTCCATTTGAACTTTATATGATCAATCATGTCAAGTAACCAATTTATCAAACTCTAATCTCCTATTCTTTAGTAGAGGGAGATAAGGCACAGCTGATTTTTCAAATATTTGTGGCTCTCCATCATGAACGGTGATAAGCACTGCAATATCTCTAATCCCTGTACCATACATTTCATTGTGCGCAACTGCATAAGCACAGCATTGAATAAAATAATCTTTTATCTGAGATTCGTATTTTTTCTTTTTTGAGGTTTTAAAATCAATAATAGTAGGTTTTCCTTTCCAAATTCCTACCATATCAGTTCTACCTGCATAACGATATTTTTTACTCCAGAGCACTTGTTCTTGCCCCCAAACTTCGTCGACACCTGATTCGCCTATACGTATCAAGTCTTTTGTCATCTGTATTACATCCCTTGGCGCTTGTGAAAGTGCTGAATGTATAGCTTCTCCATTAAAGTGCTGTTCAGCAAACTCATGTACTGCTGTTCCTCTGTCCGTTGCTTCTTTAGAAACACGGGCAGCTTCTTCTTCTCCAACTTTTTCTTTCCATTTTTGTAACCAAACATTGTTAGCTGTCTTACCTAAGATAGTAGTGATGGAAGGATAAGATCCATCAGGTGTATGATATGTTCTACCTGTTGGTAGAGTATCTGTAGGTACCTCCGTTAAATAATCAAATTTCAACTTTTTATCTCTTTTTCATAGTCTGTAGCAGAGTTAACAATTGGTTTACCTCTTGCATTCAAACTTGTGTTTATCAAAATGGGATAACCACTGTTAGTTGTTTCATAAAGCACTTTACTTAAAAACATATTACTCTTTGGAGTAACAACCTGCAATCTAGCATTTTGTAAATTATTAGGATACCACAGTTCTGTAAGAGTATCAGATACAAAAAGCATACTGTGGTTATAGTTCTTATTATAAACTTTGAAATAGTCGTTGGCAAGACTTTCTAAACATACAGGTGCCCAAGGTCTCCAAGAATCTGTTTCACGTTTTTTTAATTGGTTTAATCGTATACTATTTATCTTATTAGGTATGGCTAAGTATGATCTATTACCTAATGCTCTTGGTCCAAATTCTGCTCTGCCATTGATTACAGGAACAATTTCGCCTTTTAAAAGTTTTGTTACAACTTCATCGAGTGACTTATATGGTATAGCATTATATCCTATATAAGGAGTAAAATTTGTAGGTCTTTCGATTAGAGCAGCAGCTCCTAAAGCACAACCAGCATCTCCAGCAGCAGGCTGAATAGCTATATTTTTAAATCCAGTATTTTTATATATCTCTGTATTAGCAACGCAATTTAAGGCAACACCTCCAGAATATGCTAAATTGGTAAGCCCAGTTTCTTTTTGTAACCAACTAGCTAAATTAATAAGTACATGCTCAGTTATACGTTGAACACTACTTGCAATATCCCAATCTAACCCTAAAGTTCCAAGACCTCTCTGTAGGTCTACTTTTAATCTATAACTATCATCTTTTATATCTATAAAATTTTTCTCAATTACGTTTACCCATTTTGGAATACCAAAACCTGCTGCTGCCATTACTTGAGATTCATCATGTAAAGGTCTAAGCCCTAAAAATTTAGTTGCAGCACTATAAAATAGACCTAAAGAATTAGGG